TCTGGTCATCATACCCAACCTGCCCCTCTCTGGTGAAGTCCCACGACGGACGGAGGATCGCCCACTGTGTGGCGAAGTGCGTCTCAATTAGCGATCGCTCAAGAATGAAGCTCATTCGAACAGTATCTCTAACTCCGCGGCGGTCAAAGCAACCATGGCATTCGGCCTTCGGTTGAGCCCACCGAATTCTAGTACTAATGCATACGGCAAATTATTGGAGATGAACACCCTTTGATACGGCTTTAGTTGGAAGATCAGCGCTGATCCTTTGTTGATTGTCGAACCGCCTGTCTTGTCAACCTTTGTTGTGGTGCTCAGTGAGACCCGCTCAGCGGCGACAGTCCAATTCCCCATGAACCTTCCAGTGTCGACGGGAGACTTCAACACCACGCCGCGAAGGCCTTGAAGAGCGAGCTTCTGAGTGATCTCGAGGACCGTCTCCGGCACTTCCTCATCGGCGAACTTATCCAGCTCGATGATGAACTGAGTTGAGGTCAAGCTGGCCATTAGACCGCTACTACGAAATACAGATCTCCAGACCCAACAACATCGCCAACGGCCTTGATCACCAAGCTCGCTGCGCCGATGGTGAGCGTATCAGTCTCGATTGGTGCCTCCGAAAGGCCCCGAATTATGAATACTTTGTCAGAGGGACCAATGACGAGCTCGGGAAATACGTCCTCCACAGCCTTTGCCGTAGTCTCGACAAGCTGACCCGTCATATCCACAGCGTTTGGCCCTGATGCCCACGAGCCAGTTGCTGGGTTGTAAGTGCCGACGACACTGTCACGCGTGATCGTGCACGTCTTGATAACCCCAGAGATCTTCGCGGCGACTCCATTGAACGCCTTTAGCGCGATGTCCGCTACAGATTGCGTCGTCATGTCAATTTCCACCTTGTCCGGCTGAATGCATCGATCAGGCTCCCGAGCAGCCACTGCATGGTGTAGGCCTCGAACTCACAGGAGGGCTGTTCCTCGCCCATGGACTTGCGGATCTCCTGGTATACGTGCATAGCCTCATGGGCCAGTAGAGCGATCACTTCACAGTTTTCCGTGTTCTTGCGCTTGGCGTTGATGGTGACCACACATGCAACCTGGGTCCCCCGCGTGTAGATGGTGCACCGTCCGTCGGACCCGGGGTAGCCATGCCGATCACCGAACCGCTTGGCAATCTGGCGGTCCCAAGCTTTCCTGTTGGGGCAGAAGACCACCTCTATCGGGAGCGGGCCAGGCTGCAACCATCGGCAACCCTTCATCCCCGGAAGACCCGGCCGCCGCCCATGGAGCTGCCAGGCGTACTGTTGCTTAGGCCCTCAAGAAGCCCCTCAACCGTTAGCAGTCGTGATCTGACGCTGTCGCCGGCGCTGTTGTTGAACGTGGAGGTGACGGACACCGGCCCGGCCTTCGCCGTCTCACCAGCCAGTAGCGACCCGCGGGTCACGGTCGGGTTTAGGTCTGTTCCGCCAAGGCTGAGAATGGCCGCTTCAAATTGCGCAGTCTTGAGACGATCGGGGATCTCATCATCGTCAATATCGAAGCCGCTTCCATCGACCAACCCCGAGAACGCAACATTGCGCGCGCCTTGAATGAAGGTCTCGTCGTCACGGAACGAACGCCGCGGCCATTCGAGGGCTTGTGTCTTGCTGGATCGATAGCCTATCCAGCGCGACATGTACGCGCGGTCCAAATAGTGAACCGCTTTGCGCATGGCGACTTCCTGCTCTTGATCATCACCGGCGCCAAATCCGGTCAGGTCGAATGCGATTGATGCTGCGTATGTCTGGAACTCGGCTAGAGTTCCGTAACTGTCTGCCGAGCTGCTCCCGGGCGTAACGGTGAGCGCCATGATCCGACCTTTCCGATTGAGTTAGCCGGCGCGGCGCGCAAGCTCTTCTGAAATGGCCTCCATGCAGTCTGCGCGCTTGCTCAGACGGCTGTTCTTGGTGATGTCACGAGCAAGATTACGCAGAGAGGCAGATGTCATGTCATCCCAGTCGTCCGGGATATCAATGGCATTGAGGCGAGCCTCCTCGACCGGGTCCATATCGCCCGCGCCGGCAACTTCAAGGGCTGAGAGATCCGGCGTCTCTTCTTCAGCATCTGCAACAGCCGGCTCTGGCGGCGGTTTCGGTGCGGCAATCTTGCCAGTGTATTCCTTGTGAATCTTGGGGTCGAAATCGGATTCGTTGATGATGCAGTAGCCGTCATCATGCTTGACCGCAACGGTCGGGCATTTCGTTGACATCGGGATATATCCCTTTCTGTTGAGATTATGGTGGAATGGGGAGGCCCGAAGACCTCCCCGTCTCCACTCAGGAGATCCAGGACTATCTTAGCCCAACAGCAGCGCGATATGCTGCGGATCGATCGCCTTCCAGCCCCAGGCGGCCGCCACTTCGTAGCGAACCTTCCGGTAACCGACATAGATCGAAACCTCGAAGGCCATGCCGGACCGCGGATCGACCAACATCATGCGATCAGCCGCGGCGTCGCCTTCCGTCGGAAGCGCCGGGGCCCGCGTCGCAAACTGGAATGCCTGACGCTGGAATGCGACATCGCCCAGATAGTCAGCCCGGAGTGTGATGGCTGCATTGTCAGCCGGCGCAACCCGCAGACCAGGCGTGGCAATCTCGATCGATGTGGTGCCGTTGCCGCCCGTTACGACGTACTGGTTAGTATCGCCAGCGATGACAAAAACGTCACCAGCGATAATCGTACCGGAGCCCGTGTCGATCGGGATCGTGGTCTGCCCAACAGTCGCCGCGGCATCATTCACGAGATACCCTGTGGCGCCGCTCGCCGTGTGCGAGACACCTTGGCCAGTCTCTCGGAACGACAGATTGTGCAGCTCGTTGAAGATGCCCTGACGAAGCAACGAGTCGTCGCCTGCCTCATTGACTTTTGTCAGCTGGGTATTCGCACCCAAGACAGCAGCCGACGTGGAGTTGATCACGATCTGCCGATCAGTCAATGGCGCACCGTTGTCGTTCAGGATTTGCCGGATGTTCGCCGAATCTGCAACTCCAGAGGCAAACGGCGTGGTACCTGCCGTGCCCGTTGCCCGAGATGCATTGACATAAATGTCGCCCGAGATATCGGCTTCCATCTCGTTAACGAGCACACGAAGACCCTCGGCGAAAAGCTGAGCCTGCACTTCGTTGACAGTCGCACCGTGACTAAGGCCGAGCTGTTCCTCACCAATGAATCCAAAGCTGGTCTGCTTGGACTTGGTGATTGTGATCGTGTCGCTGCCCACCGTCTTGTCAGTCGGCTCCGGCACGGTCATTGCAGGAGTGACATCCGACGTCGTGGCGCTGGGTGCAATCGGAAATGTGATGGTTTGACCCACAGCCGCTCGTTCGGCAGTGGAATTACGTGCGACGGCCGGAATGAATCCCACAAGCTCGCGAGAGACTGTATGCAGCCCCGCGTAGAGACTCGGGATCAGATTTGTCAATGTGTTGGCCATGATGGACCTCTATCTGTGCGGCCGTCGACATTAATCGATCAGTCCGCAGTTACGGTAACATCACCCTTGGCAATTTCTGCCCCAAGTCGCCCCTGCTCTTGTGGAGACAGAGCATCGAACTCGGAACGGGTCATGGATTTTCCGCCTCCGCCACCGGATCCCCCGGAAGAAGGTGGTTTGCCGCTGCCGCCCTTGCCATCGCCCTGGAACAGTTCGGGATATTCCTTCATCCCGACACTTTTGACCAGATCGGCGACGGTCGCAGAACCATCAGCGCCCGAACCCACCATAGGCGTCTCGCCATCAGATTGGGTCACTGTGACCGACGATGAACCATCTTCGCCGATCTCGACTTGAATGCGTCCGGCCAGCTCGTTTGTAAGCAGTTTCATGCCGGTAGATGTAGCTTTGGCCTCGACCAAGGCTTGCTGCAGTGCGCTCTTGCGAATGACACGCTGTGAAGCTGTTCGGCCACTCTTGACTTCGGCCTCCAACGTCTCGTTTTGGGCCAATGTCTGATCCAGCTTCTGCTGGAGCAAGATATATTCGCGCGATTCAGTGACTTTCGTACCCTTGTCGTCGGCCGTTTCGGCGGCGTCAATGGTCGCCTGGATCTCATCGGGCGTCTCGCCCAACTTCTTGAACCCTGAAAGCTCTGCATTGAGATCCTTGACGCTCTTGCGCTCTTTGACCAATGCGGTCTTGAGCCCCGTCACGTCCTCGGCCCCATCGAGATCCAGGGCAAATGTGTCGTCGTCCTGCTTGGTGTAGAACTCGCGCAGGGCTTCCGCCACGTCTTCCAGTCTGTCAATCTTCGCTTGCAGTTTCGCCATTTTGGTTAAAGCCTCTCGCTCAACTCTGGAGCATCCCGCCCCATTAGGTGGCCAACATCCCGTTAGCCGAAGTGTGCCGGGATCATCAATCCCTGGCGGTTACTACTTTCCTAACGCCTACATGTGGGATTTTCAAGGTCAATCCGAAGATCCGAATGCCTTCTTCCATGCGTCACGTTCGCGGATACGCAGTTCATCAAGCGTAAACTCCTGACCCTTGCGATCGACGAACTTGGTAAGATCGAGCCCACCCTTGCGGAACAACTGGCCCTTCTTGACGCCTAAGACGTCATCCTGGAAACCGACAGACTGCTTTTTCAGCCACTGCTGGTAGGTCTGTTTTTCTGGGACTTGCCCGTTTAAAGAAGCTCGCGTACTTGGCGGGGCCTCTTTCAGTTTGATCCCTAATTGCTTCCATGACTTGAGCACCGGGACCGTAGTTGACCGACAATTCGGATGTGCCGGCGGCCGTGGCCCATCATCCACAGGGAACACCATCCCGTCCCGAGCCCGGCAGATAGCGGACGTGCGCCCGTCAAGCGTCGAAACCCACTGTACGCCTTTGATAAGGTTCTTGTT